TCGCGGGATCTGCTGATTGTCGATCCGACAAAGGTCGAGGTGGCGTACTATCAGAAGATGAAGCAGACGGAATTGGCGAAGACGGGCCATTCCGACAAGCGGATGGTCAGTTGCGAATACATGCTGCGGACTAAAGCCGAAGTTGCTCACGGCGGCATCTTCGATCTGAGCTAACCGCTACTAGCATAAGTCTCTGAATTGCAGAAAAGGGCGCCTGACGGCGTCCTTTCTGCTTTGTGAACACCTGGGAGTGATAGCAATCATGGCGACGAAAAAGACGACTGGTGAAAGCGTCGAGCCGCAGGCCGAAGAGGCTCCGCTGAAGCTGGCGGACGAGCAGACGAAGGCGGTCGAGCAGGCGGAAACGGCTGCGGAGGAAAGCGGCACGCCGTCGCCGACGCGCGAGCCGGACAAGGTCAAGACGCCGATCCCCGGCACGACGGAAGATCTCGACGTCGTGTCGACCGACGACGCGACGAGCCTAAACCCAAACGTCGTCGTTTCCGGCACCAAGCCGGACGGCAAGGGCGGGCAGCAGTTGCTCGACGTCGTAGACCCGGCCGTTGCCAATGCCGCGCTGATTGCCAAGCCGGTCAACGTCAAGCCGGAAACGTCGAGCGAGGCGCCGGAGGCTGCCGGGGCGCCGGTCGGCGAGGGTGACGTTAAATTCCGCTGCACCGTCGACAACGAGCCGTTCTATCACGGCGGGCCGATGAAAAAGGATCAGGTCTACACAATGAGCAAGGAAGAGGCCGACGTTCTGACCGGCCTGAAGGCGGGCCAGGTCGAAACGGGCAGCCCCCCCCCGTCCGACGACAACGCCAAGGTTGACGGGTCCGACGTCTGACATGAAAACGCCCCCGGCCGTTTCCGACCGGGGGCACGCTTTGTGCTTCAACCGCGCCGTCGCACCAGCAGATGCGGGGAGCGGCGAGCTTGGTAACGCACCAGCAGATGCGCACCGCGAGCTGCGGCGGGCCGCGTTGATTAAGGTACGCCAATTCCATGATTGAGACGACGTATCACGAGGATAGCGACGGGTCGCTGATCGTTCACCGAAAGGCTGATGTTGAGCCGCTGTTGGAGCACAACAAAGTGCTTCAGACCCTGAACGATGGCTACTCCCCATCGCGCGAGCTGCGCCGGGCAGCCTCCATCCCCATGGCAATCATTGAAAAGTGGAAGAATGAAATGGGGGTGGACGTGTTCAACCCCGATCATCTCCCCAAGGTCCGCCAGCTTTTGAATTCGTCGGAGTATCTTTGGCTTCGCACCGCGCCGGGGCGGCTATGAGCCTCGCCACGTACGACGGGCTGCTTGCCAGCATCGGCAGCTGGCTTATGCGCGACGACTTGGCGGCGGTGATACCGGACTTCATCGCGCTCGCCGAAGCTGACATGAATTCCCGGCTGCGGCTGCGCTCGATGCTGAAGCGGGCCACGACGACAATCGACGCGGATCTGTCGTCCGTTGGCTACGAGACGTTGCCGGAGGACTGCTTGCAAATCTGGCGGCTGACGCTGGACGGCGTCGAGCTGGCGTTTTCGGGCGGCTTGCAGATGGCGGGCCATGCGCTCGACTGGCGCGGCAGTGCTCCGATGTGGTTTTCGGTCGTCGGCGAGCAGATCCAGTTTGCTCCAACCGGGCCGACGCCGGGCGGCGTGATTGAGATGACGTATTACGCGCGGTTGCCGGCGCTGTCGGCGGACGTCCAGACTAACGCGGTACTGAAGGCCGCGCCGGCTGCGTACCTGTACGGGTCGCTGATGCAGTCGGCGCCCTACCTGGCGGACGATCAGCGCGTTGCGACCTGGGCGACGCTGTACGGGCAGGCGTGCGACCTGCTGCAATCGGCCGACGACGCGGCGGAATTCCCCGGCCCGCTCATTCCTCAATCGGGGGCCTGGCTCTGATGGCGACGACGTGGACGAACATTATTGACGGTGCCGCAACGACGGTCGGCGCGGTCAAGGGCGACAAGGGCGACACCGGGGCGACTGGGGCGACCGGCGCGACCGGGCCGGTTGGTCCGCCGGCATCGGATGCGCTGATTGAGGAATACGCCTTTACCGGCGACGGCGTGCAGACGGCGTTTCTGTTCGCGGGCCTGATGGCTCCGGGGGCGGGTGCCGTGCTGGTCAGCCTGGGCGGCGTGACGCAGCCGAAGACGGCCTACACCTTCGCCAACGGTAGCGACGGGCTGACGATCACTTTCAGCGAAGCGCCGCCGGCCGGGGTTGCCGGCTTCGTCAAGGTGCTGGGCTACGCGGTGCCGGTCAGCACGGGCAGCGCTGCGGCGATCACGTATCAGGCGCTGGGGACTGGCGCGGTCGCGCGGACTGCGGCGGATAAGCTGGCCGAAGTGGTGTCGGTCAAGGACTTCGGCGCGAAGGGAGACGGGGTGACGGACGATACGGCGGCGATCCAGGCGGCGCTGGCGACGGGCAAGCCCGTCTTTCTGTCGCCTGGAACCTACCGGCTTGACAGCACTGTGGCGCTGCCATCCGGCGCGGCCCTGTTCGCTCATGGTGGCGCTACGCTGACCAAGCCGGTTGGCGGCACTAATCGACTTCTGTCGATTTCCGGCGCGTCGGATGTGGCGCTGTATGGCGTCCGCTTCGACGGCAAGCGCAGTCAGGGCGGCGGCGTCACTGGGGATACCGTGTTTCTGGAGAATTGCGAGAACGTCAGCATCGACCGCTGCAACTTCTTCAACACCAGCGGCGGCTGTGGCTTCGGCGCTGGCATCAAGCGGCTGCGGGTGACAAACAACAACTTCAAAAGCGGTCGCGGCGGTTTGGGCGGCGGCGTGCTGTCGGGGGCGATGTGCGAGGACATTATCGTCAGCGGCAATAGCTTCGTCTCCCTGGACGAAGAGGGCATCGACCTGAACTACAACGTTCGACGCTGCATCATCTCCAACAACACCTTTTATGACTGTTCCGACACTGCCTATGTCGGGGGCGGCGAAGTCATCGACATTGGCGGCGACCTGCACGAAGACATCATTGTCACCGGCAACGTCATCGATTTGAACTTGAAGAACGTCGCGGGGATTACCGTCAAGATCAACGGTTCGGCCAACCCGTCTCAGCGCATTATCATCTCGGACAACATCATCACCAAGGGGAATGTGGGTGGGACCAGCAGCGCGATTTACCTGACGCACCCAACCAACGCCATTGTCAGGAACAATATCGTCTCCGCGACCTACAACGGCATTTACGTCACCAACTCGGCGGGCAGCATCGATATCTGCGGCAATCAGGTGCTCGGGCAGAGCAACCGGGGCATCTACGTCGAGAGCTGCGCGGGCGTCGGCATCGACGGCAACCGCGTCGAAATGGCGGGCGGGGCTCCGGGGTTCGCGGTCACGGTGGACGGGACCGTTGCCGGAGCGTACTCGATCATCGGCAACGTCATTTCGGGAGGCAGTCGGGGAATTGCGACGGGGGCGGGACCGAAAGGGCGCATTCAGGGCAACGACGTGGGCGGCGCTGCGACCTACGGTATCTACAGCTTCACGAACCAGACCGTCATCGCCGGCAACACGGTCCACGATTGCGGCGGCAACGGTATCGCCATCCAGGCGTCCTCCTATGTCACCGTGTCGGACAATCTGTGCCGGGACAATGGGGCGGGACAGTACGGCATCCAGATACTCACCGGCTGCGCCAACCTTACCGTCGTCGGCAATACCTGTACCGGCGCCGGGCAGGGCGGGCTGCGCATCGCTGCGGCATGTGACCGGGCGATCATTGCCAACAATCTGCTGTACGGCAACGCCGGGGTAAACATCACCGGCACCGGGTCGCTGACAAACTCCGTCAACGTCAACAACATCACGGCATAAGGGCCGGTCGCATCATGCCTCTCACCAAATCCCAGTCCCGCTGATGGTCACCGTTCCCCAAGACGCGCCGTCGTGGGCGCGGCAGCTCGCCGACGACGTCAACGCGGAGCTTCGCGTGCGGGCGCGCGGGTTCCCGGTGGTGCTGGCGCCATTCCCGAAAGCGGATCTGCCGGACGCTGCGCGTTGGGTTGGTGCCTGGATATTCGTCCCGGATGCTACGGGCGGCGCAGTCCCGGCTTTCAGCGACGGCACGGCCTGGCGCAATCCGTCGAACACAGTCATCAGCTAAGGGGCGACGATGCCGACACCAACCACCCGACTGCGCGCGGTCCTGCAAGATCCGGGATCGAACCTCAACACCTGGGGGTCGAACCTCAATGATCAGGCGCTCGCGCTGCTGGACGAAGCAATCGCGGGCGTCGAGCGGATTACGCTGAGCGGCGATTTGACGCTGAGCAGCGCCAATTATCTGAGCGACCAAGCACGCAACGCGGCGCTGATTTTTGGCGGCTCGCCGGCATCGCCTCCGACGGTGACCATTCCGGCGGTCGAAAAGACGTATGTTGTGGTGAACCTGACCGGGCAGACGCTGACGATGACGGCCGGCGGCGTCGGGGCTGTCATTCCGGCGGCGGATCGGGCAGTCGTGTGGTGCGACGGGACCGACTGCGGGCTTGCGACCTACACGGCGGCGCAGATCAACGGCCTGATAGCGTCGGCCAGCCTGAGCGCGTCGCTGCCGGGGCAGTCGGGGCAGGCGGGCAAGTACCTGGGCACGGACGGCAGCATTGCGACGTGGAACGCGCTGCCGCTCCAGACGCTGCCGCCGCTGAACCTCTCCGGGGCCTATACCGTCGTCGGGGCGGATCGGGCCAAGTGGATCGAGGTTACGGCCGGCACCTTCACGCTGAGTTTCGAGGCGCCGAACGTCCTGACGGCGGGCTGGTTCGCCTGGGTGCGGAACGGTGGGACGGGCAATGTCACCATTCCGGCATCGGATGGCGTGACGAACTGGATCATGTATCCCGGAGAGACGCGGCTGTTCCGCTCCGATGGCACGACGCTGCGTTCCGTCGTCGTCTTCCCGCTCTCGGTGACGCTCACGGCGAGCGTGAGTTGGGTCAAACCTCCCGGCTACACGACGTTTTCGGTCGAGTGCCTGGGGGCCGGGGGCGGTGGGGGTTCCGGTGCTGTCGCGGCGTCCGGCGCGACGCGGGCGGGCGGCGGCGGTGGCGGGGGTGGCAGCTATGCGAGCGCTACGATTGCCGCCTCGGGCCTGGGGGCGACGGTTTCGGTCACTGTCGGGGCCGGTGGGGCTGGCGGGTCGGGGAGCGCTGTCGCAGGATCGGTCGGCGGCACGACCAGCTTTGGCACGGCGCTTGTTGCCTACGGCGGGGCCGGTGCCGTGGTGACCAGTTCGCAGGGTGGCGGCGGGGCCGGGGTGTCGGGCGCGGGTTCGGGGGGCACGGGCGGCGCGCCGCTGGTGTCCGGCTCCGCCGCGGAGCTTTTCGGCGGGGGGGCCGGCGGGTCAAGCGGCGGGGGAACCTCGGGGTCGAGCATCTACGGCGGGGCCGGCGGTGGGGGTGGTGCCATCTCCAACCCGGCGACGATTGGGGCCTCAAGCACCTACGGCGGAACCGGCGGTTCGGGCGGCGGTGGGATCAGCAGCGCAAACGCTGTGCTGGCGGCGGCGGCGGCGAACGTTGCTGGCGAGACGTTGCGCGGGCTGGGGGCTGCTGGCGGCGCTGCCGTGCTGGCAGGCGCTGGCGCTGCTGGCGGTGCCGGGGGCCTGGGCTGCGGTGGCGGCGGCGGTGGCGGTGCGACGACGGGCAACGCATCGGGGGCCGGCGGTGCCGGTGGCAGCGGCGCAATCCGGATCAGGGGGCAGGCATAATGCGCGCGGCAGTTATCGAAGCGGGTCGGGTGGCGAACATTATCGAAATCGAGGCGCTGGGCGATCTGCTGGGGCTGGAGCTGGTCGAGGTCAGCGGCGGCGTTGCGATCGGCGATCTGTACGACGGCGACGAATTCAGCGAGGCGCCGGAGGATGGCGGGCCGGTGCCGCAGATGGTGTCGAGATTTCAAGCGCGGGCGGCAATGCTGGCGGCGCCTGCGACGGCGGACGGGTACGGCAACCTGCTGGAGCAGATCGACGCGGCCGTGGCTGCGTCGGACAATGCGTTTATCCGGCTGGCGTGGGCGGAGGCTGTCGAGTGGCGGCGGGACAGTCCGACGGTCAACGCGCTGGCGTCGTCGCTGGGCGTGACGGACGAGCAGCTTGACGCGCTGTTCCGCGCCGCTGCCGGGATTTCGGCATAATGCCTCTGACGATATTTTCTCCACAGGGCGGCATCGTTCAGGACGAGACGCCGACGGCGGCGGAGGGCGGCTGGGTGGACGGCGACAAGATCCGCTTTCGCGGCGGCAGGCCGGAAGTGCTGGGCGGCTGGGAGTCGGTGACGCTGTCGAAGCTGTCGGGCGTCTGCCGCACTGTCCACGCCTGGTCGGATCTCGACGGCAACCCGCTGTACGCCTTCGGCACGAACAGCCATTTGCAGGCGCTGAGCGGCGGCGCGCTGGTAGATATCACGCCGGCCGGACTGGCGGCGGGGCTGATTGACGGGACGGGCGGTGCCGGCTACGGCGTCGGCACTTACGGAACGGGCGTCTACGGCGAAAGCAGCGCGTCGGCCGTGGAATTCTGGCCGCGCACCTGGGCGCTGGATCATTGGGGAGAAACGCTGGTCGCGGCGCCGCGCAATGGCGGGGTCTATCAGTGGTCGCTGTCGCTGGTCGCGGACGCGGTTGCTGTCGCGAATTCCCCGGCGCGGGTTTCGTCCATCTTCGTGGCGCCGGAGCGGATATTGGTCGCGGTCGGGTCCAACGACGTGACGGCGACATGGAACCCGATGCTGGTCCGCTGGTGCGATCAGGAGCAGTTGACGACGTGGTCGCCGAGTGCGGCGAACCAGGCGGGCGACTTCGTCCTGTCGCGCGGCTCGCGGGCGGTGCGCGGCATGGTCTGCGGCAAGCAGTCGCTGATATGGACAGACGTCGGGCTGTACACGATGCGGTATCTCGGTGACCCGGTGCTGGTCTACAGCTTCGAGTATGCCGGGGATGGCGGATTGATCGGGCCG